ATGAGAGAAATAAACTACGGAAAAGTATTGGAGAAATCCATTAAGAAGAAAGGCATCAGTAAGAAAGCTATCTCATTAATGCTAAACATTAGCAGAAGTACATTGTATTCAAGATTAAAGGATGGTGAGTTTACATTCTGTCAGATGATGACTTTAAGAGAGGAGAACTTGATATGAGTTACGATGACTGGAAGTTAGATACCCCTCCTGATAATGACACGAAATGTTATGAATGTGGCAAAGAATGTTGGGAATACGATTTACATATTTTAATGATAAACCTAAGAGCAATTGATGTATGCAAAGATTGCTTAGATAAACTAACGATAAATGACTAAAATAGCAGAAGCAAACAAACAGCAACAGGTATACGATTGTTATCTTAAAGGAATGACACCGGAGACAGCAGCAAAGCATCTTAATTTATCCTACAAGTATGTAAAGAATAAGTATGAGGACTTTACCATTCATTCAGCTACTCTGAGAGGAAACGATAAGAAAGAGCGGATCGGTCAGATTTATGCAATCGAAAGAGAACTGTTCAGCATCATGGAGATGAATCCTAAGGATAGCAGAATTGACCATTATTTACAAATCTATAAAACCTATCAAGTATGAAAAAAGACATCCAATGGTTACTACTTGTAATCTTAATTACCATCATCTATGCAGGAAGTTACATTAACAAATGCAAAGAATCAGCAGAGCAGATCAGAGAGGTAAAGATTAAGTATGTTTTAAAGTATCAGCAGTATTGCGATTCAGTTACCACCTTTTGTATTAACGAGTATGATATTGTAGGAAGATGCAAAAGATGATAGAGGAATTAAAAGAGATTCAGAAGATATTTCCGAATGCTCACATCCGGTATAATGCCGAAACAGATACACACTTTATCTCATATTTTAGTGTAAAATATTACAGTTCATTATTGATTAATTAATTACATTTACAAAAAACAAAAACTATGGAAAAACAACTAACACACTGGAAAAAATTACAGAATCCTTTATACTTAGGATCGTATGACTTTCAACCTGGCGAGGAACGTATCGTAACAGTAAAAGATGTTAAACGAGAAATGGTCAAAGGCCAAGAAGGAACTGAAGAACATACTATCGTTCACTTTACTGAAGGTTACAAACCGATGATCATGAATGCCACCAATAGTAAAATGCTGACTAATCTTAGTGGATCACCTTATGTGGAGAAATGGATTGGAACATCTTTTAAGTTAGTAATAGTTAAGATTAAAGCATTCGGTGAGTTTATTGATGCATTGCGTATTAAATCTGAGAAAGTAGTTAAGACATTGCCTGAACTTACCTTAGACAGTCCAAACTTCATCAAAGTAAAGGATGCAATCACTTCGGGCAAAGCTACAATTGAGCAGGTAGAATCTAAATACAAATTAAGTAAGGAGGTTAAAGATGCGATTATTTAAGATCAGATGCTCAGCAATTGGACAAATTATGTCCAATGCTAAAGTTAAAGGAGAATTATCAGCAGGATGCAAAACATACTTAGAGAACTGGTATGCCAATGATAACGAAGATATCCATTCTAAGTACTTTGATAAGGGGAACATGGTAGAGAACGAATGTATTGACTTAATGGCATCAGTCTTAGATAAGGGAATAGCATTTAAGAACGATGAACATAAGGAAGATGAATACTTCACTGGAACTTGCGATGTTCAGTTAGATGATTGCATTGTTGATGTAAAGTCGGTATGGGGAAGAAAAGGACTTCACGCAGCTTGTAATGGATTAGATAAGGACTACGAATGGCAGCTAATAGGATACATGCATCTGTATAATAAGCCAAAAGCGATTCTATTCTATGGTTTATGTGATACTCCTGAAGAATGTAACTATGGTAATGAGGTGATCTACTCAGATATGCCATTGGAGGAAAGATGGACTGCTTATAATTTGGAATCTGATTCCCAATTAGTCCAGGAGATTATTGACAAGGTTGTCAAATGTAGAGAGTACCTTGAAGAGTATGCAAGTAAAATTAATAATAAATTAGGTAAAATTAACTAAAAACTAAAACAATGACAGAACAAACAATTACAGGTGTAATCTATAAAATAGATGAAACACAGCAGGTATCAGAAAAGTTCTCTAAAAGAGAATTAATACTAAAAACAAGTGGAGATTATCCTCAGTATATCCCAGTGCAATTTACTAATAAAAATATTGATAAATTAAATGCAATTAATAAAGGACAAGAGGTTACAATACATTATAATCTTAATGGTAGATTATGGAATAGTCCTAAAGGAGAAGAAAAATGTTTTTGCAGTTTAGATGGCTGGAAAGTAGATGTAATTGGTTCAGCACCGGTCATGAAATCATTACCTGCTCCAATAGAGGATGATATGCCATTTTAGGTAATTAGCTGATAATAAGACTGCTAATGAAAATTAGCAGTTTTTTTATGGTTTAAACTTTTTAAACCATTTTAAACCAAAAAAAACGATATAAGGCAATAGAATCAAGACTTTAAACATTTATGGTTTAAAAATAGAAAAATAAAATAAAATAAAATTTTGAAAAGAAAATATTCATTTTATACTTTAAACTTTAAACTGGTTTAAAAACTTGTAAATGCCTATTAACATTGAATTGTTTGGTTTAAAATTGGTTTAAAGAGTTTAAAATCAAAATATTTTTGTATTATTGCAATCTATAATAAAACTATGAAAAAAATATCCCTATCATATCTTAACAAATTACTTGATCATGACTTGTCTATCATCACCATTGGAGACAAGAAAGTACCTAATGTTCAATGGAAGAAATACCAAACTGAGCAAATTACTAAGAGTGATTTAGAAAGGAATTATAATTTAGATACTACAAAAGGATTCGGTATCTGTACCGGTTATAATAACCTGGAAGTTATTGATATTGACTTAAAGATTCTACCATCGTTGAAGATGCAGCAGGATTTTTGGAATGAGTACATCTCATTTCTTAATGATAATATTGATGATTTCGATGATAAGTTTGTCATCTATAAGACAGTAAACAATGGATACCACATTCTTTACAAATGTGAAGAGATCGGAGGGAATCAGAAGATTGCTAAGTTAAAGCATTATAAAGAGGCAATAATTGAAACGAGAGGGAGGGCAGGTTATGTATTTATCTACGATAATTGCATCTCAAAGAAGAATTATACTCAGATATCAGAAATATCAATCAAGGATAGAGAAGTACTGTTTCAATGCAGTAAGTACTACAACCATATTGAGGATGAGGTGAAGATTGATCATAAGGTACAAAAGCAGTCAATTAATGTATCTGTATCTGTTTGGGATGATTATAACACCAGGACATCTGTATGGGAATTGATAGAGGATGAGTTCGATGTGATCAAGAAGCTATCTAACAAGACCATCATTCGAAGACATGGAGCGACATCTGCTCATAGTGGATACTTATTCCATGATAAGGACTTAATGTTCTTATTCACCACCGGAACACAGTATCCTAATGAGAAAGGACTAAATCCATTTGCAGTCTATACCTATAAGCATCATAAGGGAGACTGGAGTGCATCTGCTAAGGAACTTTATTCAAAAGGATATGGTAGCAGAGTAATCAAGGAAGTAGAGACATTGAGTCGAGTTATTAAGATTAATAAGAAAGACCTGCAGTTCCCTATTGAGATCTTCCCAATCAGAATACAGAACTACCTGCTTGAATGCAATAAGACATTAGACAGTTCAATCGATTTCATGGGATGCTCATTGTTATGGTTAATATCTGTGATCATCGGCAATAGTTTTAAGATTCAGGTTAAGTCGGGATGGATTGAATCAGTTAATGTATGGATAAGCATTGTAGGTAAGGCAGGTATCGGAAAGACTCCGAGTATATCTCACATCATACAACCATTATCGAAGCTAAACAATACAGAGATAAAGACATACATTAAGCAGTATAAAAAATATGAGGCATTTGTTGAGTTAGATAAGAAAGAAAAAGAATATACTGAAGAGATCAAAAAACCATTTAAGACTCAGTTTATAGTTAATGATATTACTCAGGAAGCATTAATCGAATTGCATGAAGAGAATAAGAATAGTGTAGGTGTATTTAAGGATGAGTTAGCAGGATGGTTTAAAGACATGAACAAGTATAGAGCAGGATCAGACTTAGAGTTTTGGTTATCATCCTGGTCAAACAAGGGAATAACATTAAATAGAAAGACAGCTAAAAGTTCATTTGTAGAAAGTCCAATCATTCCGGTATTGGGAGGAATCCAACCATCTATCTTAACACAATTCTTTACTGAAGAGAACAAAGATAATGGATTCATTGATAGGATGCTTACTTGTTTCCCTGAACTGGAGGTTGATCACTATAATGAGAATGAGATGTCTGAAGATATTTTAACCTGGTATAATGATTACATCGTTACCTTCTATCAAGTAGTAAAGAGAGAATTAATTGAGTATACTAATGAAGGTGAAATTCAATCATACATTTGTAAATTTGATACTGAAGCTAAAAAAGAATGGAAGAGGATATTCAATGACATCACCAAAGTTCAAAACAGCGAATTTGAGAATGAATACATGAAGTCGATGCTGCCAAAACAGAAGTCATACATTCCGAGATTTGCATTAATGATTCATCTATTTGATTACTATGATTGTCATAAAGGAGAAATGCTGTCGATAAGTAAAGATAGTGTATTGAAAGCAGAGAAGCTGAGTAAGTACTTTGTGAATATGGCAAAGAAGATCAAGATTGATTCTGCTATAAAAAATGATGCAAAGAAGGTAATGTTTAATCATAAGGACAAGACTAATAAAGAGAAATGCCTGGAGATATTAAAGTCTAATCCTGATATTGATAAAAAGGATCTTGCTGAGTTGTTAGGTGTAAGTTTACAAATGATTTATAAATATTTGAAAGTATGAGTTGTGAAAATCATAATATGGTATACGTTAAAAGAAGAAAGACCAATGGATCTCCTCTTCTAAATAAACAATGTTTAATCTGTGGGGAGCATGATGGCAGAGCGTATAAAATGGTATTAAACTTTGACGAACTCCCTGATTATTCGGAGGATAAAAAAGAAGCATACTATTTTAATCAGCATGTTGAACGTGAAGAAAAAAAACAAAAAGAACGAAATGCTTTTTTTCTTGAATATAATGTTTATTTAAAAAGTGAAACATGGCTAAAAAAAAGAGCATTGGTTTTAAAGCGAGACAATTACACCTGCCAATCGTGTTTAATTAGTCAGGCAACACAAGTACACCACACAACTTATAGGCACGTTTATAATGAACTTCTTTTTGAATTGGTTTCAGTTTGTAAAGGATGCCATGATTTAATAACTAAATTAGACAGAGGTGAATAACATTGATAATTTAAAACAACTAAAACATTTAGAGGAATGCAAGAAGTATCCATCAATGCCACCTGCATACATTCCACTAACGAAGTTCACCGATAAGACCGCCAATGGACTAACCAAATGCGTAATTGCCTGGATTAATCTACATGGAGGACAAGCTGAGCGGATTAATACCACCGGCAGAATGATTGATAAGACAAAGGTAGTATCTGATGCATTAGGACAGAAGCGAATGATAGGTAGTGTAGAATGGCAGAAAGGAACAGGAACGAAAGGTAGTGCAGATATAAGTTCAACTATACGAATGAATATAAATGGCAGAATGATTGGTGTGTCTGTAAAATGGGAAGTAAAAATAGGCAAGGATCGGATGTCAGAACACCAAAAGAAATATCAATTGGAGATAGAAGGAGCAGATGGATATTACTTTGTAGTAAAGTCCTTTGATGATTTTATGGAAAAATATTTGGAATTAACAAAATAATAGTTATATTTGCATCGCAGTTCACTATGAAAATATTAAAAAATCCTATCAACTTACATTGCCTTTTATTGCATCCTGCAGTGAGTGGACTGCCTTTGTTTGTTGGTAGGTATTTTTATTATGCAAAAAATTATAATTTCAAGAGGTTATGAATTAATTGTTGATGATGAAGACTTTAATATTTTAAATGCAATAAAATGGCAATCATCAATTAAAAGCAATACTATTTATGCATCCAATTCTAAATATGGAAGGATTCATAGATTTTTATTAAATGCAAAAAAAGGAGACATTATTGATCACATTGATGGAAATGGATTAAATAATCAAAGATCTAATTTGAGATTTTGCACTTTTCAAGACAATATGAGAAATAAGAAAACTTGGGGTAAAATTAAATACAATGGAGTTTCTTTTGTTAAAAAAAATACAAATTATCCTTATAGATGTAGAATTACAGTAAATGGAAAAACTTTGCATTTAGGATATTTTAAAACTGAATTAGAAGCTGCACTTGAATATAATATAAAAGCAAAAAATTACTTTAATGATTTCGCTAAATTAAATATTTTACCCTAATTATGTGTCTAAAATAACTAACATTAACCCTAATTATTAGCTATAATGTTGGCTATTATCAACAAATTAACTATTAATGTGGAGCATAATCAACAATAACTATATGCAGATACATACAAAAGATTACTAATATTACAAATTATATGCAATTAAAACTATGAAAAAACTATGGACTGAATCAGACTTACTGATTCTTAAAAAAGAATACTCATCTACTCAATCTGTTGTTATTGCTAAGAAATTAAACAGAAGCATGGGGTCAATCTATTCACAAGCTAAATTGCAAGGCCTAAAGAAAACAGAAGAGTTTAACAGATCAGAATCTTCAGGCAGAATGAGAGATGGTGAAATTGGCAAAGCAT